ACATCAAAATTAAATCCAATAGCAGAAGGGTGAAGACCAAAAGCCGATGTCGTGCATTGAAGCAACCACTTCTCAAATCTTTCAAAAGTCATATCTGAAGATTGACGGGCTGGTTGATATTTCATCCCTTCTGGTAAAAACTTAAGTTTCCTTTGAAATCTTGGGTCCCCCGAAAGCATTGCATCCCACGCCTCCTGCCATTCCTTGAGTTGGTCACGGGAACTTGCAATGTCTCTTGGCAGTGTAACGAAACCCTCTGGTACATTTCCTTCAGTATTTCCACACCAAATCGGAATACCATTTCTTCTAACATAAACAATTCCATTTGGAACTTTAACACTAGATACTTTACCTTCATAATATTGATACGAAGCACAACTAAGAGATCTATGACCATCTGTTCTAGCAAATATTTTATAAATTGGTCTAGTTGTTTTAATTGGATTCCTCTTTCCTTTAATAATTTTTCCAACTGACTGATTAATTACTGAAACTCTTGGGTCATAACCTATTTTCTGGAGAATTTCCTGCACATCACCAGCCAATTTTTTGCTTACGGTACTATATACCTTAGTTTTTCTTTGTAAATGACCATCACCCTTAAACATCCACGTCCATAAAACATCTAACAACTCCCTGTCATAATTTTTTATATCATTAGGGATCCATTTATTATAAGAATGCCCAAGTTCTTTCAAATAAATCCATAATTGTTTATCACAACATGCCCATTTTCCAGTTCTATCATTATACTTAAATTTAAAAGGCAATCTTTCCAATAAATCATTTATTTCGACCCAATATTTACTAGTTCTTTTTTGTGAAATGTAAATTTCATGTTTTGACTCACTGTTTTCTTTTCTACACCAGCCTTCTGCTAAGTATATGCCCAAAAAGGCACTCCAGTCAGATGTATCAACCTTTACTTCTGGTAAATGAATAACTCTTCTTTTTCTGTCAGTTAAAAATTTTTTCTTGCTTCTTATTGGCTTGTTATTTTTATCTCTACCACAAAAAGCGTATCCACTAAACCTTTGATCTATTTCTACATCAACTTCATCAAGAGTGAAAAAGCTTGGAGAATCACCTTTCCAAATCGATTTTGTTGGTACTAAATAACTCTGTGTTTTATTTCTATTATTTTCAATAAACCAATCAGCTCTTTTTATAATTCCACAACTCTTTTTATCGTAATTTCCATTTGACCCCCTATAATCCGTTAACATTCTATGGTTCGGAGTAACAAGTAAATCAACTGTTGCACTTTTAAAGCGAACTAAGTTATCCATGTAATCAAATTCATGTCGACTTAGTAGTTTCTGCCATTCAAATTTTTCTTCTTTGTTTCTAGTTGCAACAATATCATCGTCTGTCAGTTCTCTAAAATATTTCCATCCATCTTTGGTTAAAATTTCTGTTTGGTCATCGTAACACAAAAAGCTGAGACTNTANGCTTGCAACTTCAATGCNGTNGTTACTGTTATAATCAAGCTTTCAAGAGGAGCCATACCATAGGCACTATGAGTTCTAGGATTCATCATTGCATAGATAAGATCATCTGTCGTTAACTTTGCAACATCACGACCTCCTATTTTCTGAATATATGCTGTTTGGGGTGGAGATGGAGTAGTTCCATCATCTTCGAGTTCCAGCACAATAGTCGCTCCATCAACAGGAAGATAACCAATTACATCACCCCGCCTGTTTTTCTTTCTGTAAATAGCAACAGCATCAATAACAAACAAATCTTCTAGAATTTGTTTTAGCCAATTAGTAAACGAAGAATCTTTCTTGCCCGTGGGGTACTTAAAAAGTTCCTTTAACTTCTTGGAGTTTTCTATATTTTGTTTATCTTGGACAGTTTTGTCGGTTATTTCAATTGGGGTAACTGTCCAGTCAAGATGGGTTATCTGAGTTTTTCTATACTCAATTGCGGCTCTCGCAATAGGATAAAAGTCGGCAAATTCCCTTAATGTCCTTGCGGTAACTCCAAGAGGGAAGGGTTTTTCATTATTTAGGTTCTTAAGTCCGTAAGAAGTGGGGCTGAAACGCATTATGTCTACCGAATTAGCTTTACTGACTTCTTCTTTTACTCTTTGATCGACAATTTTATTGATGGTAGAACCACCAACTCTAGTTATAATTCTGTCAAGCAGGTTAGCCATTTGAAATTTGAACTCCTTTTAACCGTACAAGATTTGCCCATCCAGCTATAGAATTTGGTCCCAAGCTGGTATCTTTTGGCTCTTTGTACGAATCGAGAAGGGCTTGGCCTAATGTGCCTCTCTGCATGGCAATTCTATTATAATTTGCCGCATGTAGTATATGATCTGGCCCTCTTTCCATCCATCTCGCCTCTTCCCGACCAGTCCTCAAATTCATTACCATTTGTCTGGTCATTGCCGTCATCTGTTCGTAAAAATTCTTGATGTACTTAGCGTTGGATGGCAATTCGATCAACTCATTTTGTATATCACTAATAAGATAGTCTAAAGAAATTGTTCTGTCAATATAGACCTCAGACTTAAAGTCATCATAAAGAAAATAGTTTTGTATGTCAAATTTTCTGGTCGGATAATATGCAGCAAAAACTTTACCATAAAATTTATCGATCAATTCTTTAACTTTTCTTGTTTCAGGTTTTGCATCAATAACCAAGACTTGAACTCCAAATCTTATCATTAAAGATTCTATCGAATCCATCGGTCCAAAAAATTCACTAACCGTTCCTATCCATACATATCTTAGTTTATCTTCAATTTTTTTACTGATAATCATGTGGTGCTTTTCTTCTCCAACATCAACTCCCGCAAAACAACCCGTTACATAGTGAGGAACTTCATAGTTTTGGGTACAGTTATTTAGTTCTGAAATGAGTAAAGTTTTTCCTTCCGCCTCATAAGGAAGTCCAAGAACTTGATTGTAAAATTGCTGCATTCCAGAAAATCCTGTGACTTGTGCTTTTTCATACTCTTCAATCAGTTCCCTAACTTTCCTTCTCGGATTATGAATTCCATTAACTTTATATCCGTGAATATCACTTTTAGGATTAAGTGCTATCCATCTGCCTTTCTTTAATCTATTAATTGGTTTTTTACATTCCTTGCAAATAGTCCTTTTTCTTTTAAAATTGACATTAAAGAAAAAATCCAATTCCTGTTCCAGTCCACAATACTCACAAGTAAGCATCCAAACTCTTTGGTCACTTTTGAGATACGACTCATTTACTCCTTTTCCTGGAATTGTCGGGGTTGAAGCCTCACGCCTCCATTTTAATGTTGAATGAAGGGTTCTTTTGTCGATATAAGGAACATGTTCTTGAGTGAATCTGTCTCTCTCATCCAAATAAACGGCATCAGCATCGACTGTAATTATTTGTCTTTGATTTTGACTTCCCCTTAAATATAAAAATCCTTTGCCAATTTGCTTAAGTCCTACCTTCTGAATTTTTTTACCCATCTCAGCGTGTTTTTCCACTTTCTCATCTCTGGAAAGTACACCTGTAATTCTCGAAAGATAATCCGATGCAATAAAAACTGGCTCCAGTCTGGCCTGAGCGAAATCAGACAAAGTAGTAGCTGTTGGAAACACATACAGAGAATTTTTGCCCAATCTATCACAAATCCAAACCGCTTCAGAAATTAATCTTTCTGAAATTCCTGCTTGAGCACATTTTTGAATAACCAGGTTTGGAGCCTGATCTTTATAAATATCAACCAGATACTTATGTTCTTCGAAGTCAAGAAATTCTCCTCTGGAGTTGACCCAGACACTTCTTACCCAAGTGTAATAGTCATCCAGTTCCTCACTTGTCAGCTTCTCCTTTGCTTTCGACAGTAACGCCTTCTCCAATTCTTCTAGTTCGCTCTCGCCTAATGTCGGTAATAAATCTGAGAAGACCTTCAAAATCTTGGTCATTTACTAATTCATCGAATCTTGTCTTAGGTAAATTTACATTTACCTGAGTAAGACTCTTTGCACCCCCTTTCCCAACTCTCAACGCAGCCCTTTCCTGTTCCATTCCCGTCAAAATAAGTTTCCTAGCATCATCAACCGCTTTGACATCAAGACCTCCCAACGCTTTTTCTCCCTTATCTTGCATTTTCTGGGATAGTTTCGTTTGCCTTTCAAGGGCAATCCTTATTTCATCGGTTTTGTCGGCAATTAGATCTTGAGCGGCTCTTTCTGCAGCGATGGAAAGTATTTTGTGTTTCTCTTCAGTCCAACCGACTGTGTTTTTATTTACCCATATACCCGTTCTTCGGTTTGGCCATCCTTTAAAACGCCTAAATTCATCAACTCTAGACCATGGGCCTCGAAGAAACTCCAACTTGAGTGCCGACCAATTATATCTTGGGCGAATCTTTGGGGGAAGGTTTATCTTTGGTTCTTCCATTTTTTCTCTCCTCCTCCAAGTTATTATATACTTTCAGAAACAAATTATCCCACTGTTGGGCTATCAACTCCCAACTATATTGCTGTACCCACTTGTAAGCTCTTTCAACAATCGGTTTCAATTTATCTGGATTGTCATAAACCCACATCAGCTTCTTAACTGCATCCTCTACGTTAGTAAGTGGTCTTATCCTTTCATAATCAGTCGGGCCTATTGTCTGCCATTCGGAAAGACCGACTCCTGATTTAACTGGAATTCCCCTAATTTCTGAATTTTCTATATCTTCTAAATTTTCGATATCATTCCCAACAGTATTAAATATTTCTGGGATAGATGTAATATTAGGAGCAATATTCAAAGTTTTAGTTGCCATTGATTCCGTGATCGGTAAATTCCAACCCTCCCCAGTCGTAGCATGCAGTTGCACATCCATAATATTATAAATCCTATTTAGAGCATCAATCGGATAACCAACGGCTTCATTAAAATTCCCTGGAAATATCCAATCCTTGCCAAGTTCAAGGTTAAAATTCCGTGCATATTCACCCAAAGATCCACCAGCATCATTCTCCTTAGCATGAATATAAAGCATTGAATCTGGTCTTCTTTTTTGGAACTCCTTAAAGATCCTCATAACTCTTGGCAAGTCTTTTCTCACTTGATTTCTTGCGACAACACCAACAATGTAAAGATTATCGACCGAAACCTTTGCCTTTTTGAAAAAGCTTTTCTTAAATTCCGTTTTTTCCTGTTCAGAAATCGGATGGAAGTCTTTAGTATTAGTTCCGTGATAAATTACATCCAAACCAAATTTCATGGGCTTTTGAAGTTTCTGGTTGACCCTATTGATTTCATTTTTGCCATATTCCGTATATGCAACTGAATAATCAGCAAGACCAATGGCATGTTCAATCCAATTTTCTTTGATAGAAGCATCAATTGGGATATAATAGACAGTTGAAAACCAATGTTGGGGTTCAAGTTGTTTCCTATAAAGAGCTTGCAAATCCTTAACTGCATCCATCATACCCACTTCTGGAGTAAGAACTGGTTCTTCAAAAATGAAAGGATCATTTAGCATAAAAACAATATCGTAGTGGGGCTTCAAGAATAAATCCGCACCCCGAAGAATGTTAATAAACCTAACCCGACCATAATAATCTCCTTGGATTCCAGGAATCATGGCAGGAAGTATACGATAGGGATACTTTTCTGGATCAGGATCAAGAAAACCTAAGTCATTTACTCCGAAGATGTCAATTTTGTATCTACCAGTGCGAGCGAGATTGTTGAAAATGCCACGGGTCACAGAACCCAGCCCGGTTGCCGCCCTGGGCGAATCTGCGTTCACCAGTATCCTTATTTTCTTATCTTCTTCCTTTGGCATAAATTACCAGTCCCTCCATCCTTTTCCTTCATTGTTA